ATTATATACAATAAAAGTATCAGTTTTAATAGCAAAAGCTAGGTTTCCTAAAGCAACCATCACGCTACCATAGCTAGTATCAGCATTACCAAAGGTAATAGCATTGACTACTGGGTCAGCAAAGTAGAATGGACGTTGATAAGTCCTATTGCCTACTTTAACATTGACTGCAGCTATATCCATCTGTGCTTTACGCGCTGCAAAACCTGCGCCTGACTCTTCAGATGGGAAAAATCCTGCACCTAAATCTATTCTTTTTTCAGCAACAAGTTGTTTAGCAACCTGAGAGAGCTTTAATTGGTTTAAGATAGAACCAGGGCCGCTAGATAGTCCTAAATCTTCACGAGTTTTAGTTTTGTCGGTAGGTTCTCGAGTAAAAAAATTAATATCTCCTCGTACTGCTGCATCAATATCTTCTTTTAGGGTGCGAGCAGATGCCTGAATTAGCTCTCCTGGAGTCTCTCCTATGATAGAAAGGCCACGGATAGTACCTTTTATGGTTGACCATAGCTTACCACGAAACTTACTATTAAACTTTTCATTAGAAATACGTTGTGCTTCAGCAAAGTCATCTAATTCCCGCTGGGCGCGAGTCTGTGCATCGATATCAGCAAGTGTCTTAACAAGGTTATTGTTAGGAACTGCGCCATATGAAGCTAAGCTAGCAAGTAATCCACCAGAAAGGGTAGGATTTTGCGTAATTAAACGGCGAGCTTTCTCGCCTTCTTCGCCAGTAAGTAGCTCTGAGGCTTTAACTAACTGTTGATAGTCAGCTTGATTCTGTGTAAGCCTGTTCTCTTGTACACCAGTAATTGTCCAGGTACCATCTGGATTCTTTTTTACTGTTGGCTTACTCACATATTACCTATCTCTTGGTCTACCAATTCTAGGATGCGACGCAAATCCTGGTTACGTGGGTCGCGGATATACATTGCACGGATAGCTTGAATACCGCTATCTACATCTTGTCCCATACCAACACCTTGTGGTAGGTTTAATACTTCACTACCAGGGCCTGGGCCTGCATCTACACCAAAAGTAACTGGTTCATCAGGGCGCTGAGTTGGTGCATCTAATGGAATTAAAGGCTGTTGTACAAGCCCTCTTGCGATACCCATTTGTCCTGTAGGAGCAGTTGGCTTAATAGGAGCGCCTTGGCGTTGTTCATTAATTGCTTTGTTCTGTCCATATGTAAAACCTGTATAGTCTGTATTCATACCACTTTGTCCATTACCACCAAGTCCATTAACATTAGCTGGATTGTACTGAGGGGCTGTAGGGCGTCTACCACCACGATTCTCAACGGCCATTTGTATCCTCCTCAGGACTATAAGAATATTCTTCTGCTGATAACAGCATACCCTTGGCTAACCAAGGATTCATGTTTTCACTTACATCTGTCATAAGATAGCGTGTGCCTTCGTAGTCACTCCACTCACTTACTAATACCCAACCAGTACATATCTGGCTTTCTGAATCTTCTAACTCTTCGGCAAGTACTCTCATAGCCTTATCAACGGCTTGGGTAAACTTACTCATTTGAGTTGCTCTTCTACTTGGTACGGTGGTGCTGTGTATACACTAATTCGTGCAGCCACTTCCATTGCAGTGATGACATCACTACCCGCGTAAAGCGCTCCAAGAGCGTAAGAGCCACCGCTTCCGATTGCGTAGAATCCTTCTTCACTTTTCATTACCGCCAAATCTTGGTCAACATCAAATAGCTCACCACCTACTGCGATGAGAAATTGGAATCTTAATCCATCTTTATTTTTATCGTGAGGCTCATCAAAGTTATAACCATTATCCGTAAGACACTTACGAAGAGAAGGCATAGCCTTGACTATCATGTAGCGATAAACATCTTTCTTGTCTTTCGCTGAGAATACTGGTGGAATCCAAATGTTCTGGGCAATGTCGCAGGGTGATACTTCTCCTGCTCCTGCTATTAGTAACGCACCACGTAATGTAATCTTACGCATAAATGGATGTGAGTAAGATTTCCCACTATCATCTGTAATGCGACTGTCAGCAACAATGACAGACTTATCTTTATATTCAACTCCAATAATCGTTGTCATTGTCCCCTCCTAGATTATCTTCGGCGAATAGTTCTTACGCTTGCGTTAGCTTCTCCACCTGATGTTAATCCTGAAAGAAGACTCATAATATCTGGAGGTCCGCCTGCTTCTGGCTCTATAGGAATAGCGCCTCCTACTGGGGCGCCAGCGGGAGCAGGGGACGGTTGCTCAACCATCGGGGCACCAGCAGGAGGAACCTGTTCGACAGGTGCGAAGATTTCTTCAATCGCATCCTCTATCGCTTGTCCTTTTTGGCGAGCTCTAATAACCTGTGCAATCTTAGAAACTATCTGACTTGCATCGCCGCCGCCTGCGGCAATCTGTGGGATTGCTTGGGTGTATGCTTGTAGTGAACCAAGAAGAGCTGCACGCATATCTTCAATTTCAATTTTCTCAACTTCTTGACTTACGTTAACAGTGAATGGTAGTTCACGCATTGCCATATCCTTGGAGATTAATTTACCACCAAGTGCTTGTAGCATGAATATCAAACCTTGAGCTGGATTCAAACCAGCAAGCATACCATAACGTACATCTGCTGAGTAGTCGTTCTTAATGTCTTTCTTAGGAGAGTATGTAATCTCGTAAGGAGCACCAGCATCTACACCACGAATTGTCTTCTCTTCTGGGAAGATAGTCTCATCTACCTGGAAACAAAGCTGAATGACGTCACGGAGGGCGCTAGCAAAGATTGCTTGTGCAGATTTGACCTGGGTATCGAAGGCACCCATGAGAGCCTGGACGCCCTGACCCGTGACAATCGATGCATTAATGTTACCTGTGCGTCCCTCAGGATAACGAGCGCCTACACGCATTTCTTGATTAAGCAGAGTCTGCTCTGTGAATGCGCCTTGTGGCAGGGTAAGTTCTACACGACGTACACCTGCTGGGTTGGATGTGCGGATAACCGCATCACCACCAAGCTGTAGCTCTTGTACATCTTGTGGAAGTACAATAGGAGCCTGTACGGATTTCTCTGCTGCCTCCATGGCAAGGAGTGCAAAGCGGTTGCGTAGCAACTGAATACCTAATATGTCATCAAACTGTCCACGCATCTCACCATCAATAGATGGTTTGCGGGCTACTACAATCATCATCTTACCAAGAGGATTCTTAGCTTGAGATAATAGAAGATTATTTTTATCTGGTAGATAGATTACTGATTGGTCTTTATCATAGTAACGAACCATCTCGATAAGAGAGTTTAAGTCTTGCTTGTATCCAAGTCCACCAAGGAGCGCACGCTCATACTCTGGGAATTGGGCGACAAGCTCGCCAAGGGTTAATGAGTAACGCTTAGCAAATGCTACGCATCTTCCATATCTATCAAATTCTGGATAGGAGCCAATTGGATTCTCTAAACGAATACGAGGAAGCTTAGCTTCTTCATCTAACTCAATAACAAATGGCAGGAAGCCGTAGGTTAGATACCAGTCCGCTCCCGAGTACATCTGTACAGACATGTCCGAATGAGCAAAGTAATTGCTTGCAATGCGAGTACGCTTGTCAGCAAAACTGCGAGCCCTGTCAGAAGTCTGATTCGCCGCGGAACAGTTGATTGCAGGCAAAGGCGCCATAACTTCAGATAAGTCTCTCGCAACAATATCAATAAAATTTGCAACGACATTTGCATCTACTCCATTTGGAAAGAAGTCAGGATACACGCTAGCAATCTGACCTTTACGGACAGAAAGGACGTCTTGATTACGAGCATCCCTATCTGAGTTACGATAGCGTAGCGAGTCAACTCGCGCAGCAATCTGTTCAATTGTAAGTGCCATTATATCCTATCGATTCTTTATTCCGTATGGTCCGCTAATTCCGCCACCTTTAAGTGGGAATGGCGCAGTCTTAATTCTTTTTATTTCTTTTGCTTTATCTTCAGCAATCCCTTTACCCTTAGTCCAACCCATGCTCCTGCGTAATTCATCTACTATGCGTTGTGCTTCAGGAGTCATGCGGTTAACAGGGTTAACATTAGCAGCGCCATCAGAGCCCAAGCCACCACTAGTTCTAGGTTCTGACATGTTAGTTCCTATCCGTATGTCTGTTGCCATTGCTCTGCAACGGCTTCATCTAGGTTAATTGAGAATCTTCTTTCCGTCTGAGCACGAGTAGCCCATCGGTTTTGCATCCATTTAGCTGACTGTGAGTGTTGCTGCATCAATTCGCGGACGCGGATGACAGCAAACCAGAGAGCCATAACACAGTCTGTTGGGTTTCTAGTCTCAGGTTTCCAAGTAATCAATTGTTGCACAAGAGCCTTAAGCCCTTCGCTACCTTCATTGCTTGGTAG